GCAATAAGTAGTAACTGAGTTGTCAGGATGAATTTCATTAGGCAAAAATTCATAGGTTGATTCAGGATAATGCTCCATTAAAGTAGCCCAAGCCCAAGTCCAACTTAAATAGGTATATTCGCCTTTTTGCTCTGTATTATCATTAACATTGATTGCTGATAATGTTTTCCATACTGATTCGGAGGTTTTCATTTCGTATCCTCTTTTTCTGTATTTTCGCAAACAGGCTCTCTATCTATAACGTATGTCTCTGTATGCTCGTCATAATGCAGATGGCCTAACTCTTCACCCTCAATTAAATAACTCATAATCTTACTCATTACCTTTTGCCTCATTTATTACCTTGCTTGTGGCGCATGGCGCTGCATACCCAAGATAGTATTCAACGCAAGCTGAAGGTTCTGGCTCAATGTGATTTGTGCAGTGAAATTGCCCTAGCTTGTACTCAGGATGCTGAGTAATGTCGGGCTGAAAAACATTGTCAAACTGTTGTTGTACGTTCATTTTTGATCCCCTTTAAAAATCAAATTTGGTTACAGAACGTATAATATAATGCACTGATAGTGATGTGTCAACACCATGCGTATGCAAACAGTATACGTTTAATAATCTTTTCTATTTAAGTTTGATTAATACACTTAAGTATGTTTTATTTACAAACGAGAATTATTAGCGTTTGTGAAAACAACAAGGGGGTGAAAAATGAGTTACAAGATGGAAACGTATTATTACGCTCTGGTAAGCCATACAGGCAGGATGTGTACAAATCAGATGATATGGTGGTCACGCAGCATAGACCGGACAGAGGTGACTACCAATGCAGCCTAGTACAGAAATAATAGATTATTGGCTTAAAGCCCAAAGCGAAGAAATACAAAGTTTATTAAAGAATAAAACTGTTGAAGAAATAAAGTATTTGATGCAAGTAATAGAAAGTTTCAATGAAGACAAGTGTAAAAAAATATTAAGTGTATTAGCTAAGAATCAAGATAGCCGTTTAGAATTCCAATCACTTTTCTAACATCAGCATCGCCTCTCAGCGAAGCTTTAGATAAAAGCCTAACCAATTCTTCCTGGTGTTCGCCAAGCGCAACATCGGTGAAGAAATTATCTGCAAGATTCAAAAGCTGTGCAGCAGTCGCGCCTAAATATGGTGCTAATTTTCGGGCAGCGTCTATTGTTAACGCACGAACGCCAGTTTCGTAGTTTGAAATCCTACTTGTTGAAAACTCGCCTTTGGTTAATCTACTTAGCGCAGACGTTGTTAAACCACGTTTGACCCGAAAAGATTTTAGACTGTTATCTACAAAAACTTCTTCCATTAAAGCTTGACCATTTAATTACACTAAAAGTGATTACACCGCAACTGTACGCCAGTACACCGCATAACTCAAATTTTATAAAGATTTGCAAGTTCTTTTTATAAGTGTTTTCAATTTATTTTTAAACTCGTCACGAAAAGTGATTGCATTGCATACTAAAATGTATATTATTCTATGCATGACTAAATTCCAGAAACACCTCAAACAACTTGGCATTGAAAAGTCGTCAGAAACTTTTCATATTTCAAAACGAACCGCGCTTGCATACATCAGAGGAGACAGAGTACCAAGGCTTATTTCAGTGCCTAGTCTTGTCAAACACAGTAATGGAATGCTGACTTATAGATCATTTTTTCCAGACGATGATAAATAATGAGCTTTAACGCTTCTAAATGGGCTTGGGATCAAGACCTAAAACCCTCTGCTAAATTTGTGTTGCTGGCTTTAGCGGATTGCCTAAACGAACGTACAGGCCGTTTGAATCCTTCTATTAGTGCCATATCAGAAAAAACCGGACAAAACCGAAAAACCATTATTAGTAGCCTTTCAATTCTTGAGAGGCTGGGCTTAATTGTAAAAGCAAAAACCTTTGGGACAAGCACCAGTTATCAACTAAATCTTGATGTGCTATGTAGTACTCAAAACGGCACTGGTATGGAAAAAGAGACCAGTACCAAAAACGGTACTAGGGCAGTACCAAAAACGGTACTTGACCA